GTAAGCACGCCACACCTGATTGGCCGGCTGGATGGAATCCACCACCGAAGTGTTCAAAACCTGATCGCCCCAGAACGCCCCGCCTGTCGTCTCTTCCTGAGTCAACAGCGGGAAAACCAGTTCCGCGCCCGTCACATGCTTGCCGGAACGCTGCAACGCCCAGTAAGTAGGACTTGGCTTGAGCGTGATGTCCGACATGAACGGCGCGATCTTCTTCTGAGCGACCGCATCCAGCGTGTTTACTAATAATGCACTCGGAGAGTTGATGCCAGTTCCAGTTACACCTGCTCCTGCCATGTTCTTGTCTCCTTAAAACCTTATTGCACGATGTCTTCCGGGCTGAGTGCTCCCAGTTCCGACAGCATGTTCATCAAATCAGGATCTTTTGCTACGTCATCACCAAGACCATCGAGGCCATGCTTGGCAACCGCCGCGTCTTTCAAGCTCGGCGCCGGACCTTCCGCCGAAGTCGGACGCGCCATTGTGCTCAAGCGGCCCTTCTGTTGCCCGGCACGAAGGCCATCTTCGTAAGCCTGCTTCTTGATCGTTTCAAGCAGGTCTTCCTTGGTGATCTCGTCGACAGCCTTCCGCATGTCAGGGAGGCCGTAGCGGTCGACAATCTTGTTCTGTGCGGCGTAGTCACGCACCTTTTCGAAGTTGTAATCCTTGTATTTGTCGCCCTTCAGTTTGTCCTTGACGGTTTCAAACTGGCGCTCCCAGCGATCTTCCGCCCAGATGGTCGACGCCTTCTGTACCGCGTCGTAGAGCTTTTTCTGTGTTTCCTTCAATTCGTTGATCGTGGACTCGAAACTCTTGGTCCGCTTCCGCACTGGAGTCCAGAAGGGGTCTTGCTCGAAATCATCGTCGGTGGGAACCGTGGCGGTACGGGTAGTCGAACCTTCCAACTGCGCCTGAAGTTGCGATTGAAGTTCTGCCGCCTTGGTAGCGAGTTCACGAACCTCGTTACGCTCGCGCTCCAGGGCATTCACGCGCTCAGTGATGGCGCTCTGCTGCTTTTTCGTGAGGTCACGGATGGTACCGAGAGAAACCTTCTGACCACTGATCTCAATCTCTGCGCTGTCAGGAAACGTCTTGTCGTCTTGTAGAATCGCCGCGAAGTCCATAAGTTTCCTCCCTTTAGAAACTCATGCCGGGAGTGTTCCCGGTCTGGTTAGGTGGTTGTGCAGCGCCCATGTTAATCGGATTCCGAACGGCGCTGTTTACGTTCGAAGCCTGTGTAGCTTCCTTGATGACCCCATCAATCATGGGAATCAATTTGCCGATTTTCCCAGCTACATTGGGAAGACGCTCAAGGTTCTGCACCAGCATGATTGCCAGAATCTGCTTCATCGACTTGAGCTGCTTGACGAGGTTTCCAGGGTCGGCACCCTTCAGTTCGGAAACCTGCTGTGCGTACTGCTGGCCGGGATCAGGTTGACCTTCGCCACCCGGCATTCCAATACCACCCGCCCCGCCCGGCGCACCTTGGCCCTGCCGCGCCATCAGCGCCTGCATGACCATACTCGCCATTGGGTTTGAGGCCACTATTTCTTACCACCCTTGAACGGGCTGACCAATCCGAGAGGATCGGGACATTCCGTGCCCTTGCTCAATGAGCCGGCCACATCAGCCATGTCGTTTGCGGGAACCAGTTTGTCGCCCGGCATAGCCGGAACATTCAGCGGGCCAGTGATGTCAGGCAACGCGCCGCTATTTTTCTTTGCCATCGTTTTTCTCCTTGGGAACATATCCGAGAGGATCGGGAGGTGTGTCGGTGAAAGCAGGATTAACGCGGGTGTTTTGCCCTCGACCATCATCCACTGTGGGAGATAGGGTCGTAAATCGTTCTTTCCTGCTCTCACCGGCCATGGTTTCCTCCGTTACTACTTGCGCTTTCCACCGCGCTTGTGGCGACGGCCACCGCGCTTCGACTGTGCTTCAAAGGTATTCCACATAGTCGTTTTTGCTCCTTTCTTCGCCGCCACGGGGTTTGCACCCCAGAGCAAAACTGCGGCGAACTTTTTAGTACCGCGAAACTTTGCGAGCGCCGCGCAGATGAACTTTCTTCATCTCACGTTTCTGGCGCTTCTTCGATTTCCGTATGCCGCCGCGAGGCATTATTTTCGCATTCCCTTCCGTCCGCGCATCCGGTGTCCGGCGCGTTTCACGATAGGACGAGAGGCCATCTTCTTGATCGAGGCACGAGGTTTGTGCATTACGCTACCGCTCCTGAGCGCACCGCTTCCACCATCGTCAATGCGGACGCTTTCATGTGATCGAGGAAATCCTCGTTGGACAATTCAACGACATTCGAGTGTGGTTCGTAGAAGGGAGGATATGGAACCCCGTCCACCGCGAACTGCGCCAGCCAATTCTCACCACGCCTGTCGAGCTTCAGGATCTCGAAAGTGTGTTGCGCGAGTTCGCATCCACCAGGAATACTCACGGATGCAGTAATACGCTACAACGATGACGTTAGGGAAGTGAGGGAGTCACGGTTTGCAATGGTATGCGAACTTCTTCCACCACGGGAAGACCTACCCACCAGTGCCCAGTAACATCACGAAACACACGGAATCCGGCCTCAATACAGGTTCCGTTATTGCACCAGCGAAAGATCAAACTGCGATCCTTGCCAAAGTATTCTGCCGCCTCTGTCAGCGTCAGCCAACGGTGAGAAGTGTCCGTTGCTATTTCGGAAGGCTTGCTCACCGTGGCCTCTCGGCATACTCACGCGCCCTATCTAACCAGCCGGGGTGAGTGTCGATGCGTTCCATTGAGTGATTGCAGTGCATACAAAGTAACCCACGAATCTTACCCGTAACGTGATCGTGATCCACATGAAGTCTCAACTTAGCGCGGCCTTTTAAGCCGAGACATGCTCGCCAATTCGAGTTCGCGCATCTTCTCCTCGGCCAGTTCCTCAGCTCCAGGGATGTCTAGAGCTTCAAGCACATACTTGGTTGGCAACATCTGCGCCTTCGCCATCGCGCTAACGACAGATTTAAGCGCAGTACCTGAGAGCACGCGGAGAGAACCTTCGTCGAGATGCGTGTCGTACTTGTCAAGAGAGCCGATGGGGTCCCACTCGGCATAAGATGGCTGCCCCCTGTCCATTCCAGTGAACATCTGGTCGGGCATCACCTGATAACGAGCCTGCACGTAAAACACGATTTGAGCAAGCCGTTGTAACGTCTCCGCTAACATCCTGCCACGCAACCGGGTCATGGCCTGTGACTGCCAGATGGAAGCATCGAAGAGGTCGGGAGAGATATTTCCTGCACCGGGATTGCCTTGCCGCTGCGCACTGTATCCCTGCAATTCTTTCTGGAGAGCAAGCACGGATGCAGGCAGGGTAATCATGTGCTGGGGAAGAGGAGAGGGATTTACAACCGAAGGCTTGTCCGAGCCGGGGTTAATGACGAGGATTTCTCCCGGCAACCAACCGATGCCCTGAGGATCAAGACCTGAGTTCGACGGGATGATGATAACACCGTTGTTAGTGCGGACTACGTTCTCAAAAGTCTGGGTGTAGAGACGTTCCGAGAGAGACTGTAACGACTTCGATAACTTTACCGGAGGTGGTCCCCAAAAATTCGTGACACAAGGCATCGCCGCGAGCCTAACCAATGGGAAAGTACCTCGATCGTCATCAGGAAGTTGGGGACACCAATTATTACCGTCAGCTAGAACGATGCCTTCACACTCGGTAATCCATCTTCCATCCGGGTAAGCGTATTGGAAACGAGGATGGACGAGTCCAAGGGCTTCATTCTGTGATCCGGCATAATCCTTGACCCTCTCTCGCGTATTGTCGAACATGAACGCATGGCGCACGCGCACGCGGTTGTCGCGGAAGATTTTTTTGTCGAAGGAACCGAACTGGGATAAGGGAGAGGCTTCAGGAAATTCCAGCCCGGCATCCATCGAACCATAAGAGTCGGCATCGGCCATGTAGAGATGCGGACGAACGTACTGCCCTTTATCCGGCCAGCGTCTCCTCACTTCGTCAATGTAAAGCCAGTCTTCCCAGAGGACGTAAGACCAATCGGAATCGGTTCGAGCAAACGGGTCGGGATAAACCGACTTCGGGTGCCGCATGTCCACCCACGTTCTCCCCTTGCCGCGTCTTGCCATCGGATCAAACCCGACTTGCAGGAAGCCAAGGTTCGAAAGCATCGCCCACACGAAGGCTTCCAGAACCCGGTTGTTGACAGCTCCCTGCCGCCACGATGCCTGAAAGTATTTCTCTCTCTGCTCGTCGCGCTTGCCGTCGTTGATGATGTAAATCTTGGGAGAGGAATCCGTAATGTCGGTAGCTTCATTCAGGACAAGCGTCTGAAGTTGCGGTATGCGAACCCGAGGCCGAAAAGATGGAAACCCCTGCTGGTCATCGTCAAGATCATAGAAGTCGGTGATTTCGTCGAAGTAGTTGGTGCCAAGATGCTTGTCGCGTTCCGACTTGGAAATACGTTCCAGTTCATCGAGTTGTCGGGAGAGGGAGCGATCATTTGCCGCCCATTCTGGAGTTGATTTGCTGGATACTTTGCCTGTGGGGATAGCGTCAAATCCGACGAACGAAAAACTTGGTCCCGCCATTGCTACGATCCCTCCGAGAGCCATTTCGAGATCGCATCCCCCGGCATCTGGGATGTCCCTGTTTCGCTCTTGCGAAATTGCTCAATGTCGATTGCCATGCCCACCAGATCCTTCGGCGACATCATCCCGGCTCCGATGAGTTTGTGTGCGTTCAACATCACGCGATCTTCCAAATCAGCCCACGCCTGGGACCGTCCCGTCTTCCGCAGTTTTACAAATTCCCGTCCGATGGACTGTATAATGTCTGCTGCTTCGCTTCGCGTTGCAGGGCCGCTGCTACCTTGACTCTCTTCAACCCCCGCTC